GGTATATTTGATCGATTCCTCGGACGCAAAGCCGCAGCCAACCCGACACAAGCACTCCCGCTGCCACTCAGCCAGTCGCGGGACATCTACCTAACCGGTTATGGGTCTGGTCAGCTGCAGACATTGCTACGTCGTGCGCTTCCCGGATCAACCAAAGACTGGTCACGCATAGCCGGTGACCTTGGGCTGAATGGGGTTGTGGCATCTGCCATTGATTGGTACGTTAGGAACTATCCCCAAGCCACACCAAAGTACTACCGACCGGTAGACAGCCAGCAGGCAGAACCGGTAGAAGACCACCCGGTGCTACAGCTTATGGCTCAACCGGATCCAATGATTATGGGGTCTTTGTTCTGGGGCTGGGCGATTCAAGACTATAAACTTTTTGGCAACACTTACCTACGCAAAATTCGTAGCACAACCCGTGGTGTAGTGACGGCTTTGCAGTTCCTGCCGCAGGACATGGTTCGCCCGGTTGGTAATGGTACGAACCCGCTAACCCATTACGTCTACACCACTGATGGTCGTTCTTTTGACATTCCCGTTTCAGACATCATCCACATAAGGTACAACCGAGACCCGCAGGATATCCGCTTGGGTAGATCTCCAGTCATGGCTGTGCTACGTGAGATTGCTACAGACAATACTGCATCTACAACCGCTTATGGTTTACTTGCCAACGGGGCTATGCCATCGCTTATCGTTGGTCCTGATGCAAAAGACCAGACCGTAGACATTAGCATTGATGATGCTCGGCAGGTGAAGCGCCAACTACATGAAGACCTTACCGGCGATGGTTCAGGCGGCATCGTGGTTATGACCGGTGCCTATAAACTTGATCGTGTTAGCCTTACACCTTCCGAGCTTGCTTTGGATTCCGTGAGACGTGTACCGGAGGAGCGTATCTGTTCTGCCCTTGGTATCAACCCAATGGTCTTGGGGCTTGGTTCGGGTCTCGAACGGTCTACCTACAGTAATTATGAGAGGGCGCAACAAGCGGCATGGGAAGATGGCATGGTGCCTTTGCTCCGTACCCTTGCTGACGCAATCACTGCTGACCTCCTGCCGGAGTACCCAGAAACACAAGAGGGTGACTTCATACAGTACGACCTTGAAACCGTACGTGCATTGGCTGATGACCTTGCTGCAGAAGCGGAACGTGCAGAACGATTGTACAAGGCTGGCATTATTGATCGTGCTGAAGCCAAGCGCATAGCCGGTCTTGAAGCCGTGCCGGAAGACGAAGGGCAGCTACACCCAACGGCTATACCCGTACAAAGCGGCGGTGGCTTTGATGCTTCTGCAGTACGCTCTTACGATGTAAAGTTCCGTCCAACTGAAGCAATGCGAACAGCAGCACAAAGAGCGCTTGACTGGAAAGCAGAAGGCTTTGATGGCGGGACCCGGATAGGGCTTGCAAGGGCTAACCAGATTGTGAATGGTGAGAAACTGAGCGAGGATACCATCCTCCGGATGTACAGTTTCTTTTCACGTCATGAGGTAGACAAGAAGGCGGAAGGCTTCAACGCTGGTGAAGACGGCTTCCCTTCACCCGGTAGGGTTGCTTGGGACTTGTGGGGCGGTGATGCCGGGTTCCGCTGGTCTACATCCAAACGTAACGCTATGCAAACTGACGGCAAGAGCCTCGATTGCTGCACTCCGGGGGTAGTGTACAAGTCTCACCCTTTTTACGGATACGAGCTGGAGATCAGCTCAAAAGAGTAAACAACGACAGTGCTCGTATCTATGCAGCCAGTCAAAAGTTTCGTAATGAACTTTTGGAGCGTGAAGGTGTAGCCATCAGCCGTATGCAACGGGCATACAAGGCAGCCACCAAAGCGAGCATCGATGAGCTGGAAGCGTTAGAAGGTCGTATCCAAGAACGGCTAGATAACGGTGAAGACCCGTCCGACACCATACTCTGGATGCGTCAGCGAATCATAGACAACATTGAAGAGTTAGGAAAGAACCTCAAAAAGTTTAGCATCGAGGGGGCAACCATTACAGCAGATGGACAACTCGAAGCCGCAATCCTTGCGAATGAGGCAAGCGTCAGCATGGTTGAAGCGGCGGCAGGCCGTAAACCGGCGGGTGTTAGCCTCGGAAGTTCATGGACAAACCTGCCAGACGAGCAACTGCAAGCCTTTGTCGGCATGGCGGGTGATGGAAGCCCTTTGGGTGAGCTATTTGCAACCATACCGCAGGTGACCACTGACGCCATGCAGATGGCTTTGGTGCAGGGAATCTCACTTGGTGAAGGACCACGAACCGTAGCCCGGCGGGTACGGAGAGCTGCAGACATCGGACGCTACCGAGCAGAGACGATAGCACGTACCGAGATGATCCGAAGTGCCCGTGAAGCGCAACGGCAACTTTACACGCAGAACCCAGCGGTTACCGGATACCGACGCCAAGCAACGCAGGACAGCCGGGTTTGTCTTGCGTGTTTGGCTTTGTCGGGTACGCTATCAACCACCGATGAGATCATGCCATCGCATCCGAACTGTCGGTGCGTGATGATTCCGGTAACCTTGTCTTGGGCAGAGATAACCGGGGATAGTAGCATCCCTGATACACGCCCCAAACCAGTTACCGGCGAAGATATCTTGCGGGGTCTCACGGCTATGGAGGCTCAGCAAATCCTAGGCAAATCACGTTATGCCCTATACGCAGAGGGGTTGCCGCTCAGTGACATGGCTACCGTGGTACAGAATGCTGACTGGGGACCAACCACTAGGGTTCTACCGCTTAGAGACCTAGAGGGTTACGAGCCAGATCTAACGACATTCGAATAAAAGGACCGTGTGGGATACTTACACCATGGACGTGCTGACATCTACCGTTGACTGCATCAAGAGCGACCGGCTTGGTTACGTGAAGGGTTATCTGGTTCGCTTTGGCGATACCAAGACCGCTGACCTTGAGGGTGACTTTTTCACACCTCAAACCGACTACGGCTTTCCGGTTTCCAAGGGTCAGCGCGTACCGCTCAACGTTTACTATCACCACGGTATGGATAGCATGGTAGGCAAGAAGTCTATCGGTACAGGCTACATCAAGATGGATGATGTCGGGCTATGGTACGAAGCGCAGCTAGACATGGCCGACGAGTACGGCTCGATGATTGCGAAGCTCTGCAAGCAAGGCAAGATGGGCTTTTCCTCTGGTGCTGCTGGTCATCTGGTAGAGCGTAAAAGCATGGGCGGTGCAGCTGAAATCACACGCTGGCCTATCGCTGAGGCATCGATTACCCCGACACCAGCCGAGTATCGTAACTCAGTAAAGACCCTAAAGGAGTACTACGGCATGGAGCCTATGATGGAAGAAGAAGAGATGGTAATGGCTCCAATGCCTGAGCAATCCCCGGAAGAATACGCCGCATCGGTTTTCAACGATGCCGAGGGTGACCTTATCCACGAAGGATTGGAAGCCTACTACGATGCGCTCTGCGGTGCTATCGAAGTGGTATCCGATCAGAGCATGGCGGATGCTGTGATTGATGAGTTTGCAAGACGTGCAAAGGGCTTGTATGCCATGCACGGCATGAAGAGCGTACAACCCGCAAGCCTGCGGGGTGTTGAACGTCGGCTGCGGGAAGCAGTCGGTCTTAGCCGGTCAGCTGCAAAGCGACTTGCTCCTGAGTGTTGGGAATCTCTGCGGGATGCAGACCAACCAGAAGTAAACCCGGTCATCGTAGTCGAGGCGAAAGCCCATGACAATGACGAACGCCAAGAACTCTTGGCACGTCTGGAGTTGCTAACACAACTATGAATCTGACACAACTACAGAATCAAAAAGAATCTGTGCTTGCTACCGCACGGGAGCTTGCTTCCGGTAACGGTGACCTCGCACAGGTCAAGTCCCTGATGGCTGAAGCCAAGGGCATTGAAGAGCGCATCGAGACAATCAAGGCACTCGGACAAGGCCACCCTGTCGCTACTGAAACACCAGCAGAGCAGCCATGGAAGTCCGGCGGTATCGGACGCAACCCATTCATTGGAACCCGTGACGAAGCGAACTATAAAGCATACGCATGGGGTCAATGGGGACGCTCTATCATGGGCAACCGCAAGGCATCCGACTGGGTCAAAGCCAACCTCAAGGCACAGAGCGAAGGCACGACAACCGCTGGTGGCTTTACTGTTCCAGATCCACTGTCGTCCGACCTCATCTACCTGCGTGAGCAGTTCGGTATTGCTCGTCAGAACTGCCGCATCTACCCGATGAGTTCTGATGTCTTGAACGTGCCTAATGCCACGGCATCGACAACGGTCTACTACCCGGGTGAGAATACCGCTATCACCGCTTCCGACTTGACCTTTGCTCAGGTCAACTTGGTTGCCAAGAAGCCATCGGTTCTTACTCAGGTTTCCAAGGAACTGGCAGAAGATAGCATCATCGACTTTGGTGCAACCCTTGCCCGTGATATGGCTTATGTCCTTGCGAAGGAAGAAGACCGTGTTGTTTTCAACAACGCTGTCGATTCCACATCTGGCCTCGATGGCATCCTCTATGCTGTTTACAGCAGCAACGCAACCAAGGCTAACATTGCCTCGCTGCAGGTATTTACAACCGGGCAGACAATCACCTACAGCCCGACACTTGCGAACCTTAAGGGCATGGTCGCAAAGCTTCCGACCTATGCTGCTAACGCAAAGTGGTTCATGCATCGCGAGATCTGGTACAACGCCATCGCTCCTTTGCTTGATGCACTCGGCGGGAACTCCATCATGGACATCCAAAATGCATATGGTCCTACACCTATGCTTTACGGGTATCCAGTCGTTTTCGTGCAGAACATGGCGAAGACCCTCGCGGCTACCACGCCTTACATCCTGCTTGGTGACCTGAGCATGGGTACAGCGTTCGGTGACCGCCGAACCGTTACGATTGAAGTTTCCGACCAGTATTACTTCAATCAAGACGCGTTGGCATTCAAAGCCACAGAACGCTTTGCTTTCAAAGCGTTTGACATCGGCAACGTTGATTCAACAGCAGCCAACCGTGTACCGGGCTCGCTCATCGTCGGAGCATCCGCAGCTACATAAGGCGAGCGGTTCTTATCTCAAGCCCTCGGCAGACGTGCCGGGGGCTTTTCCTTTGTGTGGGATACTGAAACCATGATGACCAGAGCCGAGGCAATCGCACAAGTATCCTTATTTGTGTCAGCTCAAAGTTACCCGCAGATGTCCACCACGGACATTGGCTCAATCCTTGATTCGTTCTCACGATTCACCACGTGGGCAGCTGCAACCACTTACGCAGTAGGTGACCGTGTAGTGCCTACAACGCCCAACGGCAGGGTATACGAGTGCCGTGTAGCCGGTACGTCGGGTGCTAATCAGCCAACCTTTCCTGTGTATGCACCGTATCAAGTCAAAGGCTTTACCTTGGAAGATGGCACGGGAGACCCAACCTTGATGTGGGTAGACCAAGGTCCAATCAATACCGAGCGCTACGATGTTCGCACCGCAACCCGCCAAGCATGGCTGATCAAAGCATCAAGGGTAGCCGCAGACATCGATAGTAAAGAAGGTACGAGCGACGTAAAACTTTCTCAGTTGATGCAGAACTGCCTAACCATGGCAGACAAGTTTAGACCAGTGGTGTTCGCATGAGTCCGATTCTGCGCGCAACCATAAGCGCCGGCATGGTACGCAACCTGTGCCAAGACCGAGTAGAAATACACCGCTTCACGCTTACCGAAGACGGGCGTGGTGGTGCTACTGAGACATGGCGCAAGGTTGCCGAGTACAACGCTAGGCTAACCAACCAGAGCGACACAGAATCAATTGTAGGCGGTGGCATCCAGTCATCTGCACAGTGGACGCTGATAGTTGCTGTCGGTGCTGATGTCATGCCGCAGGATAGGGTTTACCGGGTAGGCGATGATGCCAAGTATTACGATGTGATCGGGTCAGACTTTGGACAGACAGAATTACTTGTACAGCACGTAGGGCTGGTGGAGCGTACATCATGACAGCATCGGAATGGACTACGATAGGCATCAGCGTTTCAGGTGCTGTCATCAGCCTACTGGTTTATATAATTCAGTTTCTCCACCGTATGGATAAGCGTGGAGCGGTAGACACTGCAACGATCAAAGACCACGGGCATCGTATCGGTAGGCTGGAAGGTGCAACCAGCGAACTGAAAACACAGGTTACAAAGTTGGAGGCGAAGCAATGAACAGCATTTCAATCAAGCGGTTAGTGGTTCTTGTGATCGTGGCTTTTACAGCTGCTTT